AAAGTATTGAATATATTATCCATTAAAAATTTATAGTTGTTGCCTTCGCTTTTTCACCGATTTGCAAGGAATAAATCTTTTCAATTTCTTCGGCTGTGCTGGTAATAAATAATGTTACATCGCTAAAAGAACCACCCGCCGCCGTAGCAAAGCTATCAACAATTGTCTTAATATTGCTTACCTGTATTCTGTCTCGTCTGGGCAACGGTGTTACTCCCTCAATAAATGGCTGCCGGTCTAAAAAATATGTCTCAATTGCATCAGTTATATTTGCTTCAACCGTGGCTTGATCATCAACTACAAGCCCTATAATATTCACATCGAATCCACGTCTTGAAATTGCAAATGTGTTTAAATATGCGTTAATAGGCTTTCGTGTCTGTGATCCATCATCAAAGATTATCGCTGCCCTGACTTCATCTAGTTGATCCTGTGTCGGTATTCCGTCCACCTGAACAGAAGCGAAAACTTCAACATAAACATCAACAAAGCCCGGTTCACCAGTATAAGGAAATATTGTTTTAACTTCACTGGGCATTGTTCCCCAAATCACATAGTCAACACCTGACCCACCTTGTGGTTGTTGCTGGAATCGATCAATGACACGTTGCCTGTAAACTGGTTCTGTCTCTGCATCGGTTCCCGTTGTTGTGACACCATCAACAAGCATGTCCCTTTCAACATTTGCCAGGGGATTGACAAATGAAACCGTATCACCTATCTCAAGATTCCCGATCTCACCGCCACCTACACCGCCGTTAATATCTGAAGCTGCCCTGAATGCTCCTTGTTTTGTAGCTGCATCCAACGTGACAGGAGCAAGTAAAATATAGGTGATTCCATTTTTATTGCTGACTGCCTGCGTTCCAGCTGGTAATGATCCTGTTTGATTAGTTACTGTTATATCGAGCAATAATTCAGCCTGAACTGCTGGATTTGGATCACCAACCCCGATCAAACGACCCCACTCGACCAAAGGAATTATTTTGACACCTAAAACCTCTGTTTCTTCAAAACTTGCTGTCCGGACAAAGATCTGCAAGAACATCCAGCCCGCATATTTATAAACTATCATAAATACACCGGCCAGGACTTTGCTAAAAAAGCGAGTGAAAGCCCTTGGTAATAGTGTTGTCACTATGCTGGTTGAAGCCTCAACTTGGCTTACTATCTGATCAGCAACTTCTTTTGTTGTCGGTGTTTCAAGTGGCATTTATTTTAAATTCCTTTTTCATTTGTTGCCAATTTGCAAGAAAGGTAATGTTGATTTCGTTTCCATCTGCTAAAGCGGTGATTATTATTTTAACTCTTCGTGGTCCAGTTATTGATACTGAAACATTCAATTCTGTGATTGCCCCGGAATCCACATAAGATTTCAAATCATTTTTAACAGCATCTTCAATCTTTCTGAGATTCCCTGATACTAGCGGTAAACTGATCAATAGATTCTGTGTTCTGGATCTGAATTGAAAGGCGGGATCATCCTCCATAAGATTAGCCCACCAATTATTTTTATTATTTACTGATCCATTATCATCTTCATTCCCGCCAAAAAGAGAATGAAAAAAATCAGTTTCAAACCCTCCGGTTAACTGGACATCATTGTTGTTCTCAATGATTATATTTCCGCCGTCTGCTGTTTGAAAAAGTAAGACATCACTCATTATGTTACCGGAATAGTTGAACCGCCTGATTGAACTCCGACTACATCACCTGACTGAATAGCATCTTGAATAATAGTCGCCATTCTATCTGCAAACTCGTCTTCTGTCATCGGGGTTGATTTTGCATCATCATACAGTGTTTTTAATGCTGCCTTAATCGTTGGTTGTGATACGGCCATATCTACCCAAAAAGCTGTTTAAATTTATTTTCCAAAGTCGTTAATTTTGTCTTTGATGAAGCTGATAATTGATGCAAAGTAGGACTACCAAATGTAGTGATATCTTTAATCTCTGTGAATAATTCAACAATTAAAACACTGAATTCCTGAAGTTGATTTTTCATTTCTATGAGTCCATCTTTTTTAAGATGAATTTCAGCCTGTGTCGCTCCGCCTGAATCTCTGGAAACCGCCCTGTATTCGCCTTTTTCTGCAACTTGATCAATATTAATAAACCCTAAAACATCCTTTCCGCCTTCAGTATCCTCTGAATCCTCAGTAAAACAAAAATCATTATCAACCGGTCTCGCGTCTACGCCTGGAGGATTAAAAATCCTGGCATTTGCATTGTCGTTTTTATACATTTCGACTTTTGCGGATGGAACGCCATCTCTATCGAAACTATCAAGAATCTTGGCTTTTAATCCCATGGCAACCTTTTTGGAATTTCCCCGCTATATGATTCAGGTAATACAAGGTTCATGGTTGTTGTTTCAGAGTCACTTTTATTAAGTACAAGACTTTTTATTAAAAATTTTGTCTCATTATCAATATAAGCTCCCGGTGCTGTCAAGTTAATATATTTGTTTGTCTCCCAGATATCGCCTCTCTCGTCCCTTAAACCCTGAACAACTATTGAATAGCTGATTGCATTGGCGAACATCATACCCATTTTCCACTTAACAGCGTTTTGTAGATCAGCCCCGGATTGCTCCTGTTTAAGTTTATACACAAGCGGTCTAAGTACATCAAGGTTTGTGTTATTTACCGTGACAGCTTCACTATTTCCAGGGGAAAGCCCTGTTATTTCACTTCGGTATACCTGTGGATTAATATTTGGTGTTACTGATAAAAGTGGTGTATGCCCTTGTTTTAATGTTGTCGATCTTGGGTTTTTTGCTGCTTTTCTGAATAGGATTTTACCCAGTGCTGTACTGCTAATCAAAAAACTTCTGTCTCTCGCTAATTTTATCAGAAAATCAAAAGGATCTTGCCCGGCTTCTAACTTTGCTTTTTCGAAGGGCGCTCCGCTTGATTCAGTAAAGACAGCGCCAATACCATAAAACCCGGAAAGAGTTGTCGCTATTTGTGCAAGTGTTTGACCATCGAATTCAAGAGGGTAATCTGAATGTCTTACGCTGCAATCATTCAAAACGCCTGGTTTTGCATATCCATCGACACTGATTGAATTTGCTTCGCTTCCCAGTGTTGGCAGTGCGTTAACAATGGTTATTGTGCTTACTAACTTATCATCAATGAATATCTGTCCAGATTTGAATTGCAGAGGCTTGATAATGTCTCTGATCCCGGCATTTTCACCAAAGGGAGCATCGAAGGAAAATGTGTCAAAAGTATCGATGTTTCTGGTTAAAGTGAATGAAGACCAGAACTTGAATTCATCGCTGCCAACCACCAGTTTTATGATATTATCAAACATAATAAACCATCTCCCGCCCTTTCTTTATCTCGAAAAGCTCTATTCCAGAAAGGTTGTTTGAATTGATAATAAAATCATATTGCTCATCAAGTTGTCCGTAGAATTCAGCTGCAAAGTCAATGAATGTTCTATCTCTATCCAGAATAACAGATCTTTCCTGCAATGCTGTAAATGCTATTTGTGTCAATCTTCCTTGGGAAATCGAAAAGACATCTAATAGTTGTTGATAAGCTTCACCGGTATCAATCAAATCGTTTGTACCCGGTTCCCTGGTTGGTAAAACGCCCTGGATTAATACCTCTCTATTTATGTCAGACCAATCAAGATAGTTAGTCATGAGCGTATCAAGTGCCTCAATTGCATTGATTGCTGCTAACCTGGTTGGAAATGTAGTTGATTCGGAGATTGTTGATTCAATTGCAGCTAAAACAGCCGCCTGAGCTATCAGATTGTTGTTTGAATATGCATTCCCCTGCTGTGAGTCCAATCCTGGTTCAAATTGATTTGAAGAGCCTGTGGTTAATGATCCAATGAGATTGCTATAAGCATCAAGCTTTGATTGGATACTTGCGGATGCCTGAGAAGGCAATCTTGCAATTGCAATCATCTGAGTTGCTATTAAAGTTGGACCACCTACAAGGGTTTCAATTGTTTCCTCTGCTAGATTTACAACATCATTGAAAGCCCGTTCAATTGCTGCTGTTGTAGCTGCAATCCCGGCCATTGCCTTTTTAAGCTTCCTAAGCCCCGCTTTTGCAGAATCAATATAACCAATTATTTCCTGAGCTGTTGAAATACTCAATGAATCATCATAATTTTCAACGGCATTATCTGAATAATCCGCAAATCCCTCAGTCATTGCGTTTTCTGCTGAAAGTTCGCTGATAGGAAATATTATTTTGATTGTTTCGTAAAATGTGATATCATATACTGCTTGATTTGCTGCTGTTACAAGGTCATCACGGCGCTTAATGGATCCAAATGGAACTACATCAAAAGTTCCGTATAAAGGATGCTGAAGAATTCCCGGCCCTTTTTCTTCGATTGCACTATCAAACCTTTCCGCCTCTTCGTCATAATCTTCGCCTGAAAAAATCCAGCGGATTGGATAGCGCCTTCCCTGCTTCCCTAAGTCTTGAACATAGGTTCCGTCAACATCGAGGAAGTTGAAAGCAGTTGTTTTTTTGACGATCTCTTTTGAAACATCTTCAAATATTCCGGTAAATACAAGACCCGAAGGAGAAGTATAAACCATTTC